TATCTTTGAATACTATTCAGCTTGTCCTCCATACGTTTGTGCCATTTGCTTATCATGATTGCAATGAAAGCAACAGCTGAAGCATTGAGGATAAACAATGCGATTTTAATTATTAGTTCTACGGTTTCCATATATTACTACTGTATTTTTCTTATCATAATTACTCTATACGGGTACGTTTTCCATCACATGGCATATTTATCGCTGTATGGGCTGTAATGCTTGCATAGTTGCCTGTATTTTTCTCAGTTCATTTTATTCCTCCTTAATTAATTCTGGGTTATCGTAGATGTTGCCTAATATCTTAACATCACTTTCTGTATCTGTATGCAAATCGGAAATTGCATAAAATCCAGCATCTTCGAAATCATTTTCTGTAACATTGAAAATAAGCCCACCTTGATGCCATTCTATATAACCTTTCAAATAGTTCTCTTGTTCTCCATAACAGCCATAGGAAAGGAATAACCATTCTACAATGTCTCCTTCATATATTTCTTTTCCGTTTTTGTCGAATAAGCCGGTAAACTGTCCTACGGTTTCTTCTTTAATGCCAATACCATTGATTTGTATTGGAGAAATTGTTTTTGGGCTATTAGTTCTATGAGCTAAATCACCATATATCCATTCGTCATTTAAAACTGATTTTCCTCTGAATTTTATTGTACGATTCATTTTATTCCTCCTTTTCTTTAAAGTGTTCGATTAGCTCTTCTACGGTAGCCTTGTGATAATGATTATCTCGTGCACAATCATCGTCATTGGATTTACAAAAAATCCATTCTCCTATTTCAGCATAAACTGTTGCTTCTCCATTGTCCGATCTATCCCAATGATTTACATCGCAAATAAACCACTGATTTTCATTTGTATCATCCCTTAATGCAGCGATAGCCAAGAAAAGTTCTTCGTTGGTTCCGCAATCAACACTATCGGTTTCGTCAGGATGTGGAATGTTACTGAAAAACTCAACACTATATAGACCGTATTCGGGTTCAGTGAAAATACATAAATCTTCGTTAAGTTCCGCCCCAAACAATCTATATCCCAACTCCTCCAACTTCTTCCGAAGTTCCGGTGTATTTTTGCGTATAAAGCACGGTGTTGTAAATCCCATAGTTATTCCTCCTTATCTATCTTAATATCTGTAACTTTGCCACGATTAACAAAACGTTCATCAGAATTATGCCTTCCAGCAATTAATGTACATAAGACTATTTTATCGCATTTTTCTTGCAAACTGCAATTGTCACACGGATGTTTTTCTCTTATTGACGCTATTTCATGCAGCACTCCGTCTATTATTATTCCGTTCTTTATTTCCATATTCAATCTCCTTTTTCCTTTAAGTCATTAATTGCAATATCCCTAATACTTCTAGAGCCAAATCCGCTATAAGTCAACGTTCCTCCATAAAACTCAATAGTGTCTCCCTTAACAGTAATCATAGTTCCTCCTTTTAAAGGACCAGCTATATCATCTTTACAAGAGAATAGCATGGTTATCATAAGTATAAGTAATACAAACCTCATCAGTCAGTCTCCTTTCTCTTTAATCCGTTCTAATACATCTCTGTTGGCTTCCAGTATTTCATCGAAAGAAGGGATGGGCATCCAACATATAACATCATCTATCACTTCATCATAATAACCACCATTACTTTTCATCCATTTGTTTTCAGATGAAAAATACGCTTTGAATATTTCAAAATTCTTAGTCATTACAACGCAATCGTCAGATGTATCACAACCATCTTTATCTTCCACCCTTATCCACGGAGATTGCTTTGCCTGCCATTCTGCACCAGCTATGAAGTCTTCACTGCAATTACCCTTGCGTAGAACATAATTGTCCGCATCCACTTCTTTGAGAACGTTTCTCCGAAAATATGTTTTACCTATGGAATAATCTTTTGCCGCCTTTTCAATATCTTCTCGTTTCATTCTTCAACTCCTTTCTGTTCTCTTTTTTCTGCAAATGGAGTTTAACCTTTTCCGGGTCAAACTCATAGTTTTCGCATTTATGGCTGTTTGCCATAACGAGAAATAACGGGAATAATAACCCGTGCTTACAACCCCTTCCGTATTCGTCCGATGCAGATTTACAAGTATCGCATCTGTAGATGTCTTGTATACAAGCTACACCCATATATTTGCCTCCTTTCTGTTCTGTTATACGTTAAACCTCTATCTCAAACTGCTCATTTTTTGCAGATGGCATACAGTCAAGAAGAGAAGAACCTACTGAAACGTAATAGACACCATCTTTTTCAAGCGGGAGCCAATGGAAGTAGCGTCCTGTTTCCTCATGCATTACCGGAATCCCAAATTTATTAAGCGGTCTACCATCTATACCTCGAAACTTTCTACGCCATTTATCAATAAATTCACGACCTTCTTTCTTTCGTTTATTGATTTTCCAACACGGATGCTTCTTATCATCATTATTCGGAATCAGTTTTTCAGAGATAAACTCCTTATCATCAAATCCAATAAGAGTATAAAGCCACTCAGCGGTTATTCCAAACGCCCATCTATATCCGAGACTATCCGGTCTTGAACCACAATATTCCTGAATCATATCTTTAGCTTCGTTTTGTTCGCGCATAAGCTGTTCATTCATTTGTCTCAGTAGCTTCTCAAGCTCCGAACCTTGTTTTGCTATTATCTTCATATCTATATTTTTACGAATATCTTTCCTTCATTTTGTCAATCCAATCAATATAGGCTTGCCTTGCCTTTTGTTTAGCAAGCTGCTCCATTGAATCAGTGATAGTATCACCGTTCTCCTCCATATCCTCACAAAAATGGTCAACCCAACTAAACGGGTCATACTCTATAAATTCTTCTGTCCGGCAAAATGGGCAGGGAACATCCTCTCCCTTATCATAAAGATTACCATTCTCATCACAGTAGTCTAAATCTTGTAATATACCATCAACGCAGCACGCATCGGGATAACTTGCGCCCCAATATGGAAATTGAGGACATGGTTTCTTATTTTTACTCATATCTTATTCTGTTTTGAGCCTAATTAGGCTACATCGTTAATACTAATTTCTCCTTTCAAAACTCGCTCTACCTGTCTGTCGATTATCTCTTGAAACTCTATCTGGCAGATAAGCGAGCAATCCGGTATAATCTCTTCTACTGGGTCTCCCCGCCACGTTGGTAGTTCATCCAAGAAGATGCGCCCGTCTTTATCTTTCAAACAGGTAGCTCCAACATCACGCTCAATCTGCGCCATTTGAGCAAACACTTCTGGGAAGTCCTTCCGGATTTTATTCCAGTATCCCATACCACCTTTCACGCAACCGATACAGTTGTTGTTATTGTAACCCATCTTGTACATAGCGGGGATTTCAATACCAGCTTTCCAAAGCATACCCATCGCATCCTTTTTGGTTATCTGTCGCTCGATAAGTGGGAACAACGGCTTTGTATCAGGATATTGCTGTTTAAAGCGGATGGCTCGGTTTATCTCTTTAGGGTCGTAATCGAATCCCCAAACTTGACCGTCCCAAGAACCAAGTTCCTTTTCCAACTTGTAACGGACTTTCTTTTTCAGCTCAAGAGTACAAGCAGCACCATGCGCACCGTTGATATACCCCTTTCGCAACACATCAGACACACAGGTGTACTTGTCGCTTCGGATAATGTGGATAGATTGATTGTACCACTTTTCACAATCTGCCAAGAATCTAGTGTTATCGGGATGTCCGGAGCCAGTATCTATGTAGTAAAGCTGTACATCTTTGTACAGACTCAACGCTATCTTACAAGCTACTGCGGATGTTACACCGCAAGAAAACCATGCTATTATCATTTGATTCCTTTCTGAATTTGTTTTACTCTAATTGATTCTAACATACTTACCTGCGATATCACAGGTTCTTAATATCTCTGCATTCTCTTCACCGAAAGCGATTAGGATACTACCACAACCGGGAGAATCTCCGCGTGTTCCATCTTGGCGAAAGAAACGAATCCGGTTACGCAAAAACTTCATCGCTGTTGCCTTCTCGAATATTACATCTTGAAACATCTTTGAATCGCAACGGTTGAAAAGTAATGCAATTCCGTTTCCATGCTCTGCCAAACGCTTAACAAACTGTTCTATAAGCGGACGGGAATAAGGAGGATTTAGCCAAACCCGACCTATCCATTTTTTAGTTAATCCATCCTGATTCTTGTTGTACATGATTTCTGCTGTTTGCCAAAGTGGGTTAACCGGAGCACATGGATCTAAATCGAACTTTCCCAATGCGTCTATAATTTCCTTTGGCGTGTACCATTCGTCAGTGGTATTAGCTGACTTTTCAAAGGTTGTATTCATTTCTAATTTTTTTATGTATAAATTGTTTTTCCATAAATTTTAGCAGCAGCGTATTCAAGATTACACCCCTTTGAATCAACCCAACCAGGTGCAAAATAAACGACGTCACATTCCAAAAGCCCTTCTATATCCTTCCCCATGTGATAGGAGTATGGTTTTTCGCTATCTGGAGATAGATCGAAAGGTGTCACAACTTCAAAACCTTCCTCTTCCCACATTAGCTTGTAGCTTTCTGCTTCCAAGGCAACGGCGTTAAGTGAGAAGCCACTAATTGGCAGGCTGATATATAGTTTCTTTTTCTTCATTTCTGTTCTGTTATTAATTAGTTATATTGTTCAAAATTCGGAATCTGCAGGTAAAATGAAACTCTGGAAAGAGGTAACCAGCAACGATGCTCTTCATTACATGTATTCCAGCAGTCTTTCCCAAATTTCGAATTTAAGGCATCTACAATATTATTTGCAATATTACGTACCAGTTGTGCATTGATCATCCTCTTGTACCCGATGGTGATAGTAGGCGTATAAAGCGAAACCTTATATTCACCTCCTTCGGTTATACTCCAGCTTCCTTGCGCTACTGTAATATGTGTGTTGGTTTCATCTTTATACTCCTGCACTATCCCTCTATAAAGATTGAAGGAGCTGAACGATCCTAATTCTGCTTTATAAACCTTAATGCCAGTTGCTTTTTCTAATAGTTTGCGAAGCATCCAGGCATCACGTACTACTGGAGACATACTCATATCTATCTTGTTATGAATATCAATTATCAAATATATGCGCAAACACACTCTTCTCGTCAGCCAGCTCCAACCCAAGCTGTGAAGGGAACCGCTTGATGTAATTATAAAACTCGAACATCTTCTTATCATCGTCTCCGCACCGGTCTACCAACAATCTGATAAACGCAAGAAGGCAATCGGAGTCGTTTCCAAAATTCTCCTGTGTGGAGAACTGGGTTTTGTCAACGTCCTGTTTCAATTTACGGATCGCGGCTATAGCTGCGTTGAAGTTGCGTTTCGCATCGTGGCGTAGCTCATAGCCTTGCTTCCCCATTTCACTTCTCAAATCATAGAGAAGGGTTTCTACAACATCTGTCAACACATAGATTAAGTTGAGAGTCGTATTAAGATTTGTTGTTCCTACTAACATGGTTTATTATAAATTCATATATAAACAAGTATAATCACATTCTTCATCGTAGTCATATTCAAGAGATACAGGTGCAAAGTATTGCTGTATCTTCTTTGCTGCCGTTTCATTCTTCCCCTCAAAAGAGAAAGTAAAAGAGCGTTTACCTCTGACTGTTATTTCAACCGGTATGCCTGTTACCTTAGTCATGTTGTTTTCAAGTTCTTGCTTTGTCATAATCATGCGTATTTAGTGGAATAAAAATTTATATGGTTAAAAAATAACTTCTTTGAATTCAAGGAGAGAAAGCGCATTTACTATACCATTAAAAGAATCAAAATCTTTTTTTACTCTTCCAAACTGATATGAATAAACCTCTTTTCCGTGTTTACGTCCCATACTGATGATATATTTATAACTATCTTCCCGTATAACAGTAACGGGATAACCTTCTGTGATATTATCAATTATTTTTTGTTCGTTTAAATCTATCAAGTTCATTGCTCTTATCTTCTTATTGTTAGTATTATTGGTTTCTTTTAGTATTGTAAAGATACTTTATTTTTATTTGAAATACAAATAATCTAATTTTATAATTTCATGCTTTAACTTAGTATAACTGCCTATTTTCTACGTGAATTTCCAAGCAATGGAATTACATTAAAACTCTTGAACCGGTCAACAAGGCGATTTACAAAACGCTTTTTAAATTCATCTGCATCAAGATTGCTGGTTATGTGATACATCTTACCAAATTGCTGATAAATCTCATATCTTGCATATAAAAATTCATCTATCACACTGTTAAGGCTAGTACCATAACTTTTCTGATTCTCCGTTTCCACCCCAATATCATTCAAACAGATATTAAACGGTTCCGGCTTAAACCCTTTTGACTGTCCTTCATTAAATGTATGCCTGTCGATATGACCATTCATCTTGTAATAGTTCATCATTTGAGTAACTGATAGATTTTCAAAAGTATTCGGATTATGAGTCAGCCGTAAATAATCAGAAAAAATCTGCATAAGCATAGTTTTACCAGTACCAGGCTTCCCGACAAGTAACAGGTTTTTATGAATTTTATAATCTTCATCCGGGAAAACCTGCTCTGCATACCGACAACCATTGAAATAGTAAAGCAGGAAAGACAACACTTTCGAGTTGTTCTTGTCCACTTCAAACTCTCTGAATTCACGCCCCATATAATTATTCCCAAGAGATTTTATCAAATTCCGATGGGCATAGAATTCATTCGGATTCGTCAAATCATATTCAAAATCTTGACGAATAGTCTTTCTGTGCCGTTCCACAAGATTGTATATCTGTTCCTGTTTCAGCTTCGCAGCGAACGACTTTTCCAGTTGGATTTGTTGCAGTTGGGCTGAAAGCTTTTGCTCTTCGTTTGTCATCTTCTTGCTTTTTAAGGTCAATATCAAGCCATCTCGAAAAATGTGACATGGCATCTTTAGGGGATTTTTGGATCTCTCCCTCGTTTTGCAATTTTACAAAAAAACGCTTCAAACATTCGTGGAATGTTTCAACGGTAAATTCCATATGTCCGGCAGAACGGATATTCATAACAAATGGTTCTATCCACGATACATTCAATGCAAGTTCATTGTAACATTCCTTCAAAGGTTTATCGAAAATATCCGGTGGAGGAAATTCTTCTCGCGCTTGCGCACTAGAGAGAGAATTATTATCAGGCTCATTATCAGGCTCATTATAGTTAGCGTTGTTACCGCTTGTTAGATTTGTTACATCTTGACAACTTGTGTTACCTTTGTTATCATGTGTTAGATTTGTTACAGGAGTCCCATACCGGTTTGCCATTCCTTTCCTTCCTGCTTCACTCCTTTTTTCAACAAGGCAATTATACTTATCATTATTAGAGTCTATTTGCTTCTTTATAAAAGAAAATGCCATTTTAGCCAACGGTTTCAGCTCCGACAGTGTCCCCGATGCAGCATACTCAATAATTGCATCGTACACTTCAAGTCTGACCTCCGCAGGATATTCCATCAGCACTTCCTGCCATTCAATATAGAAGACAAATGATTTTCTTTTTGTATCCTTTTTCATTATGCCTATTATTTGACAATCAGTTATTTATATATTGTAAAGTTAACTTTTTATTATGAAATTACAATAAGTATATTTCTGAATATCAACAGTTTAAACATTGTTTATCAGTATCCTGCCTTATTAAGTCTTAACGATTCCTTCTCAAAACTTAAAAGCGTACGAAGAGCATCAAGTTGGTGTACACACGAGGCGTTAAGCCTATCCAACCGGTCAACCAAGAACGCTTCATCTTCCGCGATACTTTCAAGCAGGGCATTCTGTATTTTTGCAGAAAGACAGTTTTCTTTGGCGATCTGAATAATGGTATTCTGTATTTCATCTGACTTTTTTCTGCGAAGCATTTTCTTTGCATCTGCAAGCATTTCTCCTGTACGCATCATATATACCATTATTGTCGATATGCGCTCCTGAATTTCTTGCGGGTTATTAGAGCAAGTAATATTCAGATAATCGCTTATTTCCTTAATTTCCTGTTCCATGATTATATGTCATTTAAGTAATCTGTTACGACTTTCATAAATTCATCCAAAGACCGGCAGACTACGTATTTGTTCCCGGCAGCTTCACACTCTTTCTGCCATTCTTTTTGCACCGGTCTTTGGTATTTATCCGGCTTTTTCATTTCCACACACAAAGCTCCATAGAAGCGATTGCTTTTTAAAAGAATTAGATCGGCAACACCGGGAAGCATCCCTTCATCCTTCATGTATTCTCCGTTTCTTGCACTTCTTCTGGCAGCGTTCGGGACAGCAAACAGCATATCTTTTAGCTTGGGGTATTCCAATCTAAACCACTTCACGCAAGCGCATTGCATCTTATGCTCATCGTTCGTTGGTTTCTTACGTGATTTAGCTTTGGATGCAAGTTTAATCATCTCCTCGTATGTCATCGCTTTCTTTGTCTTGTGGGGTTACTACTGTATCTTTTCCGGTCTTGTCAACTACGACCTGCTTTCCTCCTACGGTAATGGTTGTTTTGCAGCCTTCCGGGAGTGACTGAATGAAATTACGAACAACGGGAGAGTTGGCGTTTTCGCTAATAGTATCTGACATTGATACTTCTGCGCTGTACGGATATACATCCATAATGGCAGTTTCCGCTACCGATGCAATCTGATAGTCAGCCATTGTACCTTTCATACCTTCGTCCAATTTCTTCACTGCGTCACGCAAGTCGGCAGCTTGTACCAATACCTGGGTAGACGTTTTTTTCTCAGCACCGCTTTTCTCGTCCAATGTGATGAAAACCAGCTTGCACTTGAACCAACGGTCGGCAGCTTCCTCTTCGCTGGGGAACAATTCGCTGTAGTTGGCACGTTTAATGTCAGATACCGTGAATTCTCCAGAAATGAACGGCGTCATTTCCTCGATGATTCGTGCCTCTGCTTCTGTAAAGCTGAGTGCGTCAACCAGATAAGGTTCCATAACTTTCTTTTGCATTCCGTTTTCCATTACTTTCTCATAACGGATCTTGCACTCAAACCATGTATGCATTGCCATAATTAATCCTCCTTTAAATTTTTGATACTATCTTCAAGCATTTCATTTAAACATGTTCCACCATTGTAAAATTGCATAATGTAGCTGTACGTCCCGTCATTGTTAGGAGTAAGGATTGAAATGTCCTGTGTATCCTCCTCTTCCTTGTCCTCAATGACTTCCCAAAGAACATCGTTGACCTCAATCACAATAGCTGGATAGGGATCATTTAACAATGCTTCTTTATAAGTCTTATAATATGCCCCTAACTCTATTTTAAGAGTCTTGCATTTCTGTTCACACCACCCTTCGACAGTATAATTATTCAAATCGACTTTCTTAATTTTGCCAATATGTCTTTCCATTTCACTCATTATCAATCCTCCTCTTCTTTTATAAGTTTCTCAATTAATTCTTTATTCCATCCTTGAATAAATCCGTTTTCATCAATATTCATAATGATATAGTCACCATATCCATCCTCTGCCGGGCACATGATTTTCGGCACATAGCCGTCATAAGAAGCAATAGCAATGTCATCTTCATCAATAATATCACATATAAAATCATCACACACTTTGTAGTGGACATTAGCAGTTATTCCTTGCATCCAGTTGACTATTCGTCCTGTTTCAATCGCTATAATAGGTCGCCAACGGTAATGATCTGAATATATATTATAATCAGGCTCTTCTTTTATTTGTACGGCACAAGGCATAAGAGGCTTGCCTATACCTTTGTTTTCGTGTAAATCAACGTCTCTTATTCCGTTTACTCTTGCATCCTCCCAATAACGGACACCTGCGTCTACTTTCAAGTAGACTGCCTCAACTTCAGTTGGTTTGTTAATTGTAATTTTCATTATTGTAATTTATTGTTTTCATAAACTTTGTATTCAGTAATAGGCAGCTTTCCAGAGAGAATAGCGTTGCCACAAGTTATAAGCCCATTATCTTCATCGTACGATGGAACAAACACAATCACATCAAATCCGTTGTTCTTTAAATCCGATTCGACGTCTTTGTAGGGAGTGAAAACATCGTAACCTCCTGTTGTTTCAATATGATTTTCTTCACAACTTCTTGTCCGGTGCAAGGGAGTTATCTTGCACATAAATGAATTGGGATCAAACAATGAACGTAGCTTCTTCCCGTCAATGATACTGTTATCTGCTAACGCGAAATTCAATGCGTATTTTCTACCGACAGGCAATGGTAACGATTTGCATATTTCAGATATTTTATCCAATGTCAAGGAATTACCAGAAAATAGATATTCACGCTGTTCGTCATCTGTACTATTAATAGAGAATTGAAGACCTGCATCACCATTAAATACATGATTCTTGATGGCAGTCCACATTAGCAAGAAGTGTACCAAGTGCTTGTTATTTTTTGGCATCATAGTACTTACTACTGGGTGTATAAGAGACGTGCCTAAATATGGCTTAATATCATCCCTTAGTTTAACTGCATGATTAAGCACTTCTTGGTTAAAAGTAGGCTCACCCATGCGTGCGTAGTGGATATTTAAGCGTTTGGTATAAGTTATCTCTGGATGCTGTTTTATAGCAAGTTCTACTTCATTCTTTAGGTCTTGCAATGTTGCATTTCTTCCATACCCAACTTTAGGAACATCGCAAAACTTGCAATTCATAGAACATCCATATTGAGTTGATATGGTTATAACCCATTTCTCTGTTAACGGCATAATTTTGCCATTAGGAACTCCGTTTAGTTCTCGTGTTATTCCTAAGAAATCAGCCTTTATATTAGCATTTTTCCCATAATCACCAACTGTTAGAAATTCCAGCATCCCGTTATCGCCTTTTGCCGTGTAAATCTCACCGGTGGGAACTTTGATGGTTTTATGTATTTTCATTGTTCTATTTTCTTTTGAACCTTCTTACTCATATTTCTGAATTGTCTTGCCTTATCCGCTTCACAAGGTTTGGTAGCAATTTTGTCTATCAAATTTGCACCATATTCAAGCATTCTGATAATAGAATTCAAATCTGTGTTACATAAGGTATCTGCAAGTTCAATCTTGTCGAAATCAATATTATTGTCATTCATGAAGTCGCCAAGAGCGATTATATTTTCACGAGTTGTGGTAACAGTAAAAGTTCTCGTAAGAAGTTCCGGTTCTTGGACTTTGGCTTGCTCGACAAAGGCAGGTGGTTCATTGGTGACCTGCTGACTGATTCTTGCAAACGGATTGACTGGATTCTGCTTGGCTCGTTCTGTCTCCTGTTTCATTCGTGCTTCTTCAGCGGCTTTTCTTTCCTGTTCGACCTTGCTCCGTGCTTCCTCTGCTGCTTTGGCACGCTCACGCTGTTCCTTCAGGCGATTGGCATACTGTATAGTGGATGCGATATTGAGTGTATCCATGTAATAGGTACGAAGGACATCGAAATCTTCACCAAAACCTTTTAATGTAGATAGCTCGTTTTCTACCTTAGCAAATATAGCATCAACGTCAGAGCAAACAGATTTCATACTGGCTGACTTGTTAAGCCATTCCGATTTGAAAACCTTATTGAAATCTAAAAGGTTAACATTCAGACCATCGAAGTAAGTTTTGATAGTGACTTTCTTCTTGTCCTTGTATTGCTGCTCATTCTGTTTTACTACCGTATCAATCTTAGCGGAGCATTCACCGATGAGTTTTACCGTTTCATTTACTACTTCCTTGAATTCTCCAAAAGGTTTCATAAACTCCTTCTCAATTTCAAGACGTTTGGCGTTGAGGGCTTTCGCTGCCTTGTTAAGAGCAGCCTTGTCTTTCTTCGCTTGGTCGATATTCTCATCGTTATAATTGGTAATATCATACATTGGCAGGGCTGATTTCACCATATCCCTGATCTGAATTGCGTTGGTAGTAAGACTACCTAACGTCTTTT